GTCTTATCCTTCTTATGCTTTGGGCTGCGTCGGTTGCTCGTCGACTCCGATGCACTGGCCTTGCGCAAATTCAGCCAGCCATTATTGAGGGCGTCGATGTCGCGGTGGTTGACAATTGGCGGGGGCTCGTTGGCGGTCATCAATTTCCACACGAGCCGGTGCGCGAGGTATTGGCAATATTTGCGGCCGGGGATGGAAAGACCGATCGTGCGGCGCCTACCTGTATTCGTGCTGTAGGTTGCTGTTGTGCCAGCGACCTTGCCGGCGAACCGACGATTAAATTCTCGCCATCGCCAATCGTTAGTGAAATGTGCTCGCGGGCGCGTGCGCCAAATCAGCACGCCGGTGCGCGGATCATAATCGAAGCATTCGCGAAGATAAGCCTGGCTTGGCAGCTTGCGGGTTGCTATCATGGCTAGAGGTCGGGACCCTGGATTTCGCGTAATAGTCAGCCTGACCGACCAGTTTACTCGGCCGATCAACAACCTCAACAACAAGATCGCGCAATCGACCGCGAAGATCCGCGGCCTCGCCGCGGTACCGGGTGCCGTGTTCAAGGCGACGGGGCTCGGTGCCATCGGCTCGCAGCTCGGCAAAGTCGGGTCCGGGTTTCTGCAACTGCGCTCGGCCATTACCGGGCTCTTGGGCCCGTTTGCGCGGCTGGGGCTGCTCGCCGGCGGGATCGGGCTGGGCACGTTCATCAGCGACGCGATCGGCGCCGGCAGCGAGCTCGTGAAACTGTCGCAGACCACCGGCGCCAGCGTCGAGTCGCTGCAACGCCTGCAATATGCCGCCAAGCAATCCGGAGTGTCCGCCGAGAGCATGAACGGCGCGCTCGTGCGCCTCAACCGCTCGATCGTCGAGGCAATGAAGCCGGCGAAGAAGAAGGGCGTTAACGAATTCGCCCAAGCCTTCCGCGCGGCCGGCATTTCGGCCGCCGAATTGCGCACTTTGAAGCCCGAGGAGATCTTTTTGCGGCTGTCGAGTGCGATCGCCAATATGTCGAGCCAGACCAACAAGGCCGCACTCGCGCAGAAACTCCTCGGCAAGACCGGTGCAGAGCTGATCCCGGTCATGAACGAGGGGGCCTGGGGCATCAATGCGCTCGGCGACGAGCTCGCCGCGACCGGTGCCATCATGGACGATGCGACCGCGCGCAGCGCCAAAGCGTTTGGCGACACGATGCTGAAGATGGGGCAGCACGTGCGCGGGCTCGCCTATGACATTCTGCGCGAGCTGCTGCCCTCGATGATCGGCGCCGCCGGCGGCATGGACGAGTGGATCACCGCCAACAAAGAGTGGCTCAAAACCGAGATCATCCAGGTCGTGCGCGACCTCGTCGGGATCGGGACCGCCTTTGTCAACCTGGTCAAAAACGACATCATCCCGGCGATCGCCGCCTTGCGCCCAGCCTGGGACGCCGTTGTCGCCGTGCTCGGCAAGAACAACGCGATGCTGCTCGCCTTTACCGCGGTCGTCGCACCGGGGATCCTCGCCGCCCTCTTTGCGATCGGCAAAGCCGTGCTCGGGCTCGTCGCCGTGCTCGCCGCCAATCCGATCGGCGCCGCGATCATCGCGATCGCCGCCGCGGGGCTGCTGATCTGGAAATATTGGGAACCGATCAAGGGGTTTTTTGTCGACCTGTGGGAGGGGGTCAAAGCCGCCTTTTGGGCGGTGCTCGGTTGGCTTGAGGAATTCGCCCGGCATTTTTCCTGGGGTGTCTTGACCGGCGATTGGTGGGGTTTCCGGGTCTTCATGGGGCAACTGTGGGATAGCATCAGGGACGTTTTCACCGGCGCGATCGCGTGGCTCGGCGAGTTCGCCGCGGCCTGGGTGCCGCAGCCGATCCTCGACGCGTGGGCCGCCGTCGCCGATTTCTTTTCCGGGGTGTGGAGCCGAGTGGCCGCCGCGTTCCAGGTCGGCGCCGATGTCGTCGGGGCCGTCGCGCGCGCGTTTCTGCCGCAACCGATCCTCGACGCCTGGGCCGGCCTCGACGAGGCCTTTGCCGGGCTCGTCAGCTTTGACGCCGACCGCCTCGTCGCCGGTGCCGAGGCCGCAATGACCGCGGTGGCGGGCGTGCTCGCCCGCCTGCCGCAGCCGATCCTCGACGCGTGGTCGGGGCTCGACGAAGCGATCGCCGGGATCGTGACGTTTGACGCCGACCGCCTCGTCGCCGGCGCCGAGACTTTTGTCACCGCGATCAGCGGGGTGCTCGCCCGTTTTGTGCCGCAACCGATCCTCGACGCCTGGTCGGGGGTCATCGATTTCTTCGCCAGCGTGTGGGAAGGCGTCTCGGCGCCCTTCCGCGAGGGCGTCAACGTCGTCGCCGATCTCGCCCGTCTCTTTGTACCCGATGACCTCGAGGCCGCCTGGCGAGCCTTGGCGGGGATCTTTGGGGCCATCTGGGCCGACGTGGGTAATTCTTTCCGCGCCGGCATCGAGGTGGTCAGCGCGCTGGTCGACGAGCTCGTGCCGCAACCGCTGATCACCGCCTGGGGCGAGCTCGCGACTTTCTGGTCGGGGTTGTGGGACCGGGTGACCGGGATCCTCGAAAGCGCAAAGAACGTGATCGGCGCCGCGATCGACTGGATCATCGCCAAGCTGGAGCCGCTCAAGGCCGCGATCGCCGGGGTCACAGGGGCCGTCGGCTCGATCGCCGCCATCCCGGGTGCGGTCGGGGGTGCCATCGCCTCGGGCTGGCAGAAGTTGACCGGCCGCGGTGCGGCACCAGCGTCCGCCGGCGCTGTTGCCGCTACGGGACCGGCGATGCTCGCAGCGGAAGGCCCAAAGGCGCTCGCCGGTGCAGCGCAGCAACAAGTGAGCAAGAGCGAGGTCCAGGTCAATTTTTCGAATGTCCCCGAAGGTACGAGGATCCGCGAGACGCGCTCGACCGGCAACACGGACGTCAACCTGCGGACCGAATATGCCGGGCCGCGTGGCGCGCTGGCCGGCGCCTATTGATGACCGCCGAACCGCGCCCCGACGAGGGCGCCTATGACGTCGACGCCGAGCCCGACCCGCTGCGGGCGGCGGCGCATATCATCAGCGATCTGCTCGCGACGAACTTGCTGCAGAGCTATCGCCGCGACGTCGCCGCGAAAGCGCTGAAGGGCGATATCAGAGGCCTCTATGTGTGGGAGCGCGCTGGTGTCGAGTGGCTGATCCAGCAGATCGAGCGCGACGGGGCGGTCGTATTGAACGCGTGGGTTTACGACCTGGTGGGCGCCGTGTGCGCGCGACGAGGGGGAAGTTAAGTGCGCCTGCTGATCCTGATCATCCTCGTCGTGCTGATCCTTGGGGCAGTGCCGCGGTGGCCGTACAGCTCGGGCTGGGGTTACTACCCGTCCGGCGGGCTCAGCCTTGTGTTGCTTATTCTGCTGATCCTCTTTGTGCTGGGCTATCTGTGACGGGGCAATGCGAAGACGGGTCGACGACCTTCCGCACTGGCTATTTCGTTATGACCAATACGGCGGATGCGCGAGATCGCGAGCGCTGAAGGCTATGTGATGTTTCGTCGCGATCGCCGCCGGCCTGGGCTGTGCACTCTCAAAGACTGGAACGCGATGAGCCGATTTCCGCTCGGTGCCGATGGCCGGAACACGGCCGATCTGCGGGTCGTGCGGTGATGCAGTACGAGCCGCATTACCTGCAGCAGTTCTTTGTCTATGACCATCTGCCGCCGGAGCTGCAGGCGGTGAGCCAGGGCTTTGCCGAGCTCGCCGGAGAGATGGACGAGACCTTGCCCGAAAACCCGGAGAAGACCGCCGCACTGCGCAAGCTCCTCGAAGCGAAGGACTGCGCCGTGCGGGCGATGCTGTTCCTGGGCGAGACGCTGCCGCGTCTGCCCGAGCATTTCGGGCGAGAGGCGATCCCGCCGCGACCGGCGCCCAGCGACCCGATCCGCAAAGGGTAATTCCGGAAATGCTGTCGATCGTTAAAGACTTCATTCCCGGCATTGGGCTTGCCGATGCCTCGGGCTCGTTCCGCGGGGCGCGGTTCCGCCTCGACAGCTACTCGACCGAGGTCGGCCGCCGGGTCGATCTGCGCGAATATCCCTTGCGCAACATCCCGCAGGGCGAGGACCTGGGGCGCAAAGCGCGCCGCTTTGCGTTCACCGCCTATGTGGTCGGCGACTTTTGGGAAGCCGAGCGCGACCAGCTCTTGAACGCGTGCGAGGCCGACGGGCCGGGGACGCTCGTGCACCCGTTCCATGGCGAGCACCTGGTGCTGTGCGAAAGCTGCACCGTCAGCGAGAGCCGCTCGGGCGGGATCCGCTATTGCGCCTTTGAGCTCGCCTTTGTCGAGGCCGGGTCATTCGAGACGCCGAGCTATGAACGCGATCCCGGCTATGAGCTGATCGCCCAATCCGAGGTCGGCTTTGACATCTCGCAAGGAGCCTTTGCCGGGCGCTGATGGCTTGGGCGATTGCGAAGTTGCCAGCGTTTGTTGCGATCGACGCCGCCGAGATGGTGGCCGAGCTCGTCGCCTTGCAAGCGTACGCGATCCGGCAGGGTGTCGCCGACCCCGACGCCTATGCGGACATCTATTCCGCGATCTTTGGCGACCGTGATTTCGCCTCGTGGGTCTATCTCGACCCGATCGAGGTCGCTCGAGGGATCACGCGGCTGATCCGCGAGGTCGGGCTCTTTGTGCTCGCCGAGGACGGTCAAGCGCTCGCACACCTGGCGAAGCAAGCGACTTGGCGGACGCGACTGCCGCCAGTGCAGATCGCCCGCCCCGGACCCGTTTACACGCCCTCGCGCGCGCAGCAGCGCGAAAACCGCGCCGCGTTCGAAGCGCTCGTGCACCGTGTCGCCGTGTTCACCTATGCGCAGCGCTTGCCGTCACTGCCGCTCGGGCCCGCCGCACAATCCGAGCGGCTGCGCGACACCGTGATCGAGATTTTCGACGCCACGATCGCCGAAGCGACCGTGCGCAACGATGGCGCGCTGCGGCAATTGCGGCTGGTGCTCGCGACCTGCCTCGCGCTGATCAATTACCGCACGCACTCGCCGCTCGAAGACACGATCCTGCTGTTGACGGCACCCATGCCGTCGCTCGTCTGCGCGCATTGGGCCTATCGCGAAGCGCGCCAGGCGCAGCGGTTGCGGGACGCCAATCCGACCGCACACCCGAATTTCATGACGCCGCGGCTGGTGGTGCCGACATGGCCTTAGATCCCGACCGCGGGGAACCGCAATATTCGGCAAGAGAAAATTGGTGGTTAGACGAATGTCCGGGGAACAACAGCAGGCTCGATTTCGGGTCGCAGGTCCTCGACGCCTTCACGACGCTGTTTCGCGATGCAGCGCGCGATCTGGAGGACATCTGGATGGAGCCGCTTCTGTTCAAGCAAGTCGTGCTGCACCAAATGCGCCAATGTATCGCGGAGGATCGCTTTACTGCTGTCGAAGCCGAACGCTGGCGCGCCATCCTCGCACCTTGGCGCGAGATGCTCGATAGCCTGTTCAAGCTGATCGACGAGCACAGTTGAAATGGCCCTGATCCCCGCCATGCCCGGGCTGATGGCTGTCATAATGGAGGTCTTCCCGAGCGACCACCCCGAGGACGAGGACCAGCAAGTCTGTGTCTGGCGGTTGCCGATTGTCGCATGGGAGATCGAGACCAACGGTGACGACGAGAACGCACAACCGATCGTGCCGGGGCGCTGGCCGAAATACAACACGCGGATCTTCGTTGAGGTAGACGGCCGATTTTTCGAGCCGACGGACAACGAATGGCGGGACACTCTCGAGGATGCCAAAGCGACAGCACTTGCCGCCGTGAGACGGCTGGAGGCTGCAAACCCACCAGAGAGGGGGCGCGGTGGCGCTTGAGGTGCCACTTTACCTCGACATCGGCGGGCGCAGCTTTGGCGGCTGGCTGCGGGTGCGCATCGAGCGCTCGATCGATAATGCGACGACGCAATGGGGCATTGGTGCCACGCGGTCCTGGCCGGGGTCAGAGGGGCAATGGTGGATCGAGCCCGGCGACCGGGTGAAAGTGCGCGCTTACGATCACACCGTCTGCGAGGGGTGGATCGACGTTATCCGCGCCACTTATGACGGCGTTATGCACCACATCGAGCTGAGCGGCCGGGGGCTCGTCAGCGATCTTGTCGACTGCAGCTATATCGGGCCGCCGTGGCAGTGGAAATCGGTCGACCCCGCCGAGGTCATCCGCACCGTCGCGCAGCAGCACCAGATCGAGGTCCGCATCGAGGCCGATCTCGGCGAGCCGATCGAGTTTCAAATTCAGCAGGGCGAGGCGCCGTGGGACGTCATCGACCGCATCGCGCGACTGCGCCAGGTGCTCGCCTATGAGGAACCGGACGGCTCGCTGATCATCACCCGCGGGCGCACCGACTCGTTTCTCGAAACGCGGTTAGTGCAGGGCGAGAACATATTGGCCGCGACCGGGACGCTCGACGACCGCGACCGCTTCAGCGAATACATCGTCAAAGGTCAGCAGAAGACCAAAAACGGGGACGATTCGGTCAGTCCCGAGCAGGCCTCGTTCTCGATGGGCACCGTGCGCGATCCCTCGATCAAGCGCTACCGCCCGCTGCTGCTCGTGCAGTCCGCGAACACCGATAACGAAGTGGCTCTGGAGCGGGCGAATTGGGAAAAGCAACAACGCTGGGGCAAAGCGCGCACCGCCGAGATCACCGCCGGCGGCTGGCTGCAGCCGAATGGCGAGCTGTGGCCGATCAACCGCATGTGCGAGGTCGTCGACGCGTGGATGGGGCTCGATCGGCAACTCGCGATCACGAGCGTCGTCATGGATGTCTCGGGGCAAGGGCTGCGCACCGTCCTGACCCTGCAGCCGCCCGAAGCGCTGACACCCGAGCCCGCAGACCCGGGCAAGACACCTTCGGCCAAGGCAAAGAAGGGCAAGGGTGGCGGCGGGGACGGCGCGCCGTCGTTTTGGGACCAGGTCGCCGCCGATCGCCAGGCCGGCGAAGCGCGACGCCGCGAGAGCAAGCAATGATGATCGTGCTGTTGCACCCCTATCATGGCTGATCCCGTCGTCTGGGCGCCGATGCTCGACTGGCCTGCGGCGTATGTGCCGAAGGTCTTTCAAGGCGTGCGCGAGTGGGACGGACCAAAGCCGGCGCTGGGCGTGACGCTCGACAAGACGCCGCTCGGGCTGGTCTATGAGTGGCGCGGGCCGCGGCTCTATTGCGTGAATTGTCCCGATGCAGAGCGGTGACCGTCTCTTAGCGCCGGTCTTCCGGCGGCTCGACATGATGGTCTCGCGCGGGGTGCTGCGCGCGACCGTCGACGAGAACGGGGTGCAGACGATGCAAGTCGGTCTCCTCGAGGGCGAGGTCGCCGACGAGGTCGAGCGCATTCAGAGTTACGGGCTCTCAGCAGTGCCGCCCAATGGGGGCGATGCGCTTGTCGCTTTCATCTCGGGCAATCGCGATCACGGCATGGTGCTCGCCGTCAACGACCGCGCCTCGCGGCCGCGCGAGCAAAAGCCGGGCGAAGTCATGCTCTACAACGATAAGAAAGCCTCGATCAAACTGAGCGAAGACGGCAGCATGGTGGTCACCGTCGACGAAGACCAGGGCAAGTTGACGATCAAGGTCAATGACGAGATCACCATCGAAGCGAAGAAAT